GAAATTTATGTGATGGATTTGATGACAAAGTCTTTCCAGCAGCCTTTGGAAGGATTTTTTGGTAACCTTTGTTCCCTATTTCCAAATGAATTTGTGAGCATCCCTTCCAATCAAAGATTGGGCAAGATCCACAGTATGTTGTTTGAGCATGAGAACCATAAGAGAAGTAGGATTTACGCTACCATGGACTGCACTAAGTGGGCTCCAAGGTGCAACATTGCAAAGTATATTTATTTCATCCTTGGGATGTCTGAAGTTTTACCTTCCGGGTTTATCACTTATTTTTTGGGTTTTTTCTATAAAATGCTGTACAAAAAGCAAATCATTTCACCTAAAACTTGGATTCAATATCAGACTGATCCGCATTACAAAGATTATGGTCACTATATAGAAACTGGAGTCATCGGTGGAAGAGCCAACACACCATTTATAAGAACGCCTTATTCCTTCATGATGGGAATTTTTAATAAGCTTTCTTCATTAATGTTCGCTGCAAACGTCATTACATTTAATCATTATCGACCTTGCCTGATGATCAATTATTTCAATGCAGAGGTTGTTACACATTCAGATGATTCAGCTGGCGAATTTGAAGCTGACAATGAGGCAGACTTGGAGACTGGCATCGGTTGGTATGACAACTTTATCGCTTGTGATAATCACAATCTGTCGGATAAAAAAACTGTTCTATCCAAAAAATATTTTGAGCTTTTGAGCATTCTTTACTACAATAGAAGGCTATTGTCTTTATACATCAAATTTTCCTCAAACCTGGAATATCACCCAAATGACAATGGGGTGACTGGTGATTTTAATGATGTGATAAACCAAACAATCGAGATGCTTTCAATGGGTGCAACTTTTAATGAGGCCTACATCAAGAAGACAATGATGTCCAATTTTCTGTTATCATTTTACCATATGAAAAGAGATGTTTCTCTTCCTCATCAGTTATTGGGCACTCCTGATGCACATCCAATCTGTGATCTCATTTTTGGAAGCTCTTCCGATGTCATCAGACTACTGGCGAAAGATGAAGAGAAATATTTAAGGCTTTTTTCTTATGCTCAGTTGTGTGGAGGCAGAGTGTCTGATAGTTTATGTCCTTATCTGCAAACTTCCAACACCAAGACAGTCTCAATGAGAGTACAAAACCAGATTGACAGAATTAGAGTCAGGGCTAAAATTATGTTAGAAGCTTTGAAGCTGGATGTAGGGCAAACAGAGGTGGTTGCCAATTTGATAGAGAGTCTGCCGCCTCATAAATACAATAGTATCTTGAAATATTATCTTCTTTACCAACAAGATTCATACAAAGCAAGTATAATGTATGAGAGTTACAGCGCAAAACTTTCAAATAGTGTCCGGTTTAGCAATTCTTCCAGTCTTTTATTGTGTGGGCAAGCTTATAAACCCTCTGAACTGTCGGGTAAAGTAGAGAAAATCATAATGGAATATGTTTCTAATCCCAGTATCCATCATGATCAGGTGCTTTGGGATCAATCCATTGAGAAAGCAATCACCTTGAGGACTAAAATTTTCAAAATTGCTTTTGGCCGCATGCAAAAGTGGATGTTTGCTCTTAATAACATGGTGATCTCAGATCCAACAACAAGCCCGTACATCCATCAATTCAAA